TGGAACCGCCGTCGGCGTCGGCGTCGGCGTCGGCGGCGGCGGCGTCGGCATCGACATCCGACGGCATTTTGTTGACCACACGGGATGCGTCGACATTGACCGACGGTCCTACCATTTTCTTGGCAGAAGATGTGGAAAAAGTGGGGCGTTTTTTGATACAACAATCCAAGATTCCCGTGCCCGTCTTTCAGCAAGTATCGGAAAAGATTGCGCGAAATTCATCCATTCAACAGCGAATGGACGAATTGCAACGCGTCATTGAAGATCGCGAGGCGAGTGAAACGAATCGCGAGCAAAATGTAACCGCGGACAAAAAGACGGTGATCAAGGATCGCGAATCCCACGACTTGAGACGTTTGATGGATCACATGGAACAGATGCGCGCTCAAATCTGCAACGTGTGTCTCGACAATGTCTACATTCCCAACACGGTGCCCCACCAACGACAATGGACGAAAATCTCGGTTCCAAATGCCTTTGTTCCGTCGGTGGATGCCGAATCGGTGCGCGAAATCATGGCGTTGGATGTCACCGACCACATGAAATTGATGCTCCTCCTCGGCATTGGCATGTTTTTAAACCAAACCCACGCACGTTATGTAGAAATTATGAAACGTTTGGCCAGCGAACAACGTTTGTTTGTCATTCTGGCGTCGTCGGATTACATTTATGGCACCAATTATCAATTCTGTCACGGATTCGTGGGCAAAGATTTGACCAACATGACGTACCAGAAAACGATTCAAGCGATGGGTCGCATTGGCCGCAATCACATTCAGCAGGAATACACCATTCGCTTTCGTGACGATGACATGGTGTCGAGACTGTTTTGTCCATCCACCGACCACAATCCAGAAGCGGAAAAGATGAATCACTTGTTTTCTTCCTAGACGGCTTGCGCCGTGGTAATTTTGCCAATGGTGGCACTCAACGAAAGAAATGCCGATTTGGATTCATCAAACAGTCTTTCGTAAGCTTTGAGATTCGTGTCCAAGACATAAAATGCCTCCCCGATGACTTGGACGCCGTAATACCGAATGAGAAAGTGGGCATCTGGATTACTGGCGCCCATGAAAAATCCTAAAGTGGGCTGCACGATCCGGAACAAGTAGGGTGTGGAGGACGAGGGGGCATACATTTGTTTCACCAACTCCGATTCCGTGTAAATGGGTACGGTAGGCGTTCCAGTGTTCATGTTGACCACATCTTGTAAAGAGTAACACGATTTGGTCATGCCCTTATCGATGCACGTCGGAGTATACTCATTCATCAGAGGGGCGTCAATAAGCACCACGACTTTGCCCCTGACATCAACCAAACGAGTATCTGGAGTCACGGTCAATGCCTTGTCGGCATCCTTGTTCCACGCTATTTTTTCATTAAAGTTGGAATACAAAATGTTTGCTACCGTGTCATAGTTTTCCGTCAGCGCGGTTTTCAAATGAAATTGGACAAACAGAGGATCCTCCTTGTTGGGCGACGCATCGGAAAAGGCATACGACATGATGGTGGAACACACTCCGGGGAGGGACAGGCAATTGAGCGACGTCATCGATGAAAAACTGGGATCGTAAGTGGCGTTGGAATACCCCACCACGACACTTCCATTCTTGACAAAGACTTGGAAATCCAGAAACCGGCAGCCCCGGGACAAGACTTGTTTGATCATGTCCAAATTCATGTACGACCCCGTAAATGCCGTATTGTACGACGATTTAATCACCACATTGCGCAACGACATGAGACCGACCTGAGACTCGTCGTCGGATATGCTTCGCACCTGGGATCCACTGCCATTACGTATCTTGTTAAACTCGGCACTGGCGGCCTCGTTGGGAACATCGTTGAACGCAGGACCTTGTGACGCGGGACTCGGGCCCAACGTCTTGGACACAATTCCATACATAAGATAGATGAACAGGGCCATGAAACACACCAACACCAACACGCTGAAAAAAGTAGTCATTATGAAGACAGGATAAAAATATACTTAAACTTTAGCACCGCGAATTACACAACGATGCCAGGAGGTCTTCTCAATATTGTTTCCGTCGGCAATATCAATGTATTTTTAACGGGCAATCCATCCAAAACATTTTTCAAGGTCGCCTATGCGAAATACACCAATTTTGGTCTGCAGAGGTTTCGTTTGGATTATGAAGGGTCGCGTGATTTGCGACTGACGGAATCGTCTAAATTCACCTTTAAAATGAAACGGTACGCCGACCTGCTGATGGATACCTACATCGTGGTGACGTTGCCGGACATTTATAGTCCGATTCATCCACCCACGACAGATACGAGTATGAATTGGTCGCCGTATGAATTTCGCTGGATCGAACACGTGGGTGCACTCATGATTCAAGAGATTGAAATCACGTCCGGATCGACTGTGCTGCAGCGTTATTCGGGACAATACATTGCTGCCATGGTCGAGCGCGACTTTTCTGAAACCAAAAAGGAAATCTTTAACCGCATGTCGGGGAACACGAAGGAATTGTACGATCCGGCCAATTGGACGCCTCGTGTGCAATCCTATCCCTATTTGCCCAACACGTACCCTTCCGTGAAGGCGCGCAACCTTTCCTCCCATTCCCCAGTGATTGTGCCTCCCGTGTGTCCACCCAGTGACGAGGACTACCTTTTCGCGGACGTCGACACCACCACCACCCCCAGCTCCTCCTCCTCCTACTACAACATTAGCAGCCCAGCAGCAGCAGCAGCAGCAGCAGCAACAGCAGAAGAAGACGACGCCTGTGGACCCTGTGGGGACAGAGACGGTCTTTGCAGTCAAACGTACGCCACGGAATCCACCTCGCCACCTGGACCCTTTGAACCTTCGATCCGAGGTCGGCAATTGTACATTCCCCTCAATGCATGGTTTACCTTGAACAGTCGATGTGCATTCCCCTTGGCGTCGTTGCAATACAATGAATTGATGATCAACGTGACCATACGCCCCATCCAAGACTTGTTTCGTGTACGCGACGTCTTTGATGTGGCCAATTTCTTCCCCTATGTCCGGCCAGATTTCAATCAAGATCGTTTTCAAATGTACCGGTTCTTGCAATCCCCCCCGGACAATTACCAGTACGAAAATACGACGCGCATTTGGAATGCCGATGTCCACGTCATGGCCACCTACTGTTTCTTGTCGAATGAAGAGAAGGAAGTCTTTGCCGTCAAGGATCAAATCTATTTAGTCAAAGACATTTTCGAATACGACTATTTGAACATTACGGGAAGTACCAAGGTCAAATTGGAGTCGTCGTCGGGCATGGTCTCGAATTGGATGTTTTACTTTCAACGCAACGACGTCAGTCTACGCAACGAGTGGTGGAATTTCTCCAACTGGCCGTATGAAAATGTCTTGCCTCAGAATGTGACCCTGGATACGCAGAGTAACATCTACATCAACGGACCCGTGTATGCTCCAAATCGTCGTGACATTCTGGAAACATTTGGGCTGGTCATCGAGGGCGAATATCGCGAAAATGTATTGCCTCGCGGCGTGTATGATTTTGTCGAAAAGTATACGCGAACGGACGCCAATGGAAAAGAGGGGTTGTATTTGTATAATTTCTGTTTAACTACCAGTCCATTTGACTATCAGCCTTCCGGTGCATTTAATTTGAGCAAGTTTAAGAATATTGAATTTGAATTTACCACGTTTCTTCCTCCCGTCGATACGATCAATTCGCAGTACAATGTGGTGTGTGACAATGCGGGAACGCCCCTGGCGGTGTCGACCAAGCCGTCTTGGGCCTTTTACGTCTACAATTACAATCTTCACGTGTTTGAGGAGCGCTACAACATTTTGTCGTTTATCAAGGGCAATTGTGGTCTCATGTACGCTCGCTAATCCGTGGGATACCGGTGGACAAGAGCTGTGCTGGCGTGTTCTGTCGTTGGATTATTTCAAAGGTATGTATAGAAGAAGGAGATGATCAAAACGGAGGGAAATATAAAACGCGCCCCGAACCCGAAACGCATTCCCGAGTTTCCATCGGTATACGACGACGATGAAAGCCCCGGTGGTGACTTGACCACCGCATATACTCCGTCCATTTCAAAGAATAGTCATACCAATGGGACGCCCTTGTGGACAACCGGCGATATGAAAGAGGGCTTGGAGGGCATGGGACAAGATCCTGCACCGGCGACTCCTTTGGCGAAAGAATCCATCGAGAGTTTGATGAAAAAACGAAAACAAAAATTTTTGGATGCCAAAATGGCCCAAGCCCCGAGTGCCGCCAAAAAAATGATGGATAAAATATCGGTCAACAAATTCAATGCCGAAGTGGATTCTTTGTTGGACACGTTGGACTCACTCAATGCCAAGGATGTGACCAAAATGTTGGATTTCGATATTGATGCCGATCCCAATTTAAATCAGATGGAGCCCAGTGATTTGGACACGAAAAAAGTCATGACACAAGTCACATCGGCAGTCAACCAAGTCTCCCACATTTTTCGCGCCATTATGAGAAAGGGATCCCTGTTGGCCAGGTTGGGCGTCAAGAAGACCCAAGCGTTTATGATGTCGTGGAATGAGAATGTGAATCATGGATGTCGGAAAATTGCCAATGCACTCACCGACGACCATGCGACGGATTATGAAGTCCAAGTGTTTGTCGATCAGACGCAGAAATTTTGCATGGCCTTTTTGATTTGGATGTTTGTCATGAATTGGTACTTCGTCACCTATTTCGTCAAAGAAAATGAACGCTATTCCTTTGATGTATCGTACTTGAAAAATTTCAGCATCACCTTGTATGCCTTTTTTGGTCCCAGTTACCGTGCATTGCAATGTTTCAATTGGGCCTTGGTGGAAGTCCCGTCCATGTTGCGATATACCTTGTCCAAACCCGTCATTTTTTGCATCATGCTGGTCATTTTTACCGCACTGGTACAATCCAATTTTCACACTACCATTTTGACGGATTTTTTCAATTCCATGCAGGGGCGATATAGCACGTCGGTGTTTTGCGTCTTTGCCATTTTGATCGTCTTGGCCTATTCCTTGTGGTTTGTCGCCGCGGAATCCGGCTGGCACCAATGGATGAATGTCTTTAAAAATATTCCCGGTACCGTGGCCTATTTTTTCATCGTTCTCATTTATTTGATCGTCGTGATTGTCATTGGTATCCCCATGGCCATGTTTTTCGTCTCGGCATTTTTCGTCCTTTATTCCTTTTTGGGTGTATACATCTATCGCGGAGCCGATACCATGAACACCTTTGTTCGCATTTCCGAAGACATTTCCAATTTGAGTGAAGTGGTGGAAGACGAATATGATTCCAAATTTGGCAAGCAGCCCTTTGATTTCTTAAAGATGCCAGTCTATGTATGGAATGCGTTTTACAAAACGTTGCGCGTGGCCTATGGGTACGCCTTTGAGCTGATTTTGTTGTTTATTCTCTTGTCGGGAATCAGCAAGTACCGAAGTGCATTCCATAAAGTGATTTCTTCCAAATTGGATGCCAATCAAACCTTTTCGAAAAATGGACCCATTGCCGATGCATTTAAAAATTTGTTTTCGTGGTTACTCATCATTAACATCTTGTTGATCATCATCATTGTGGTATGGATGGTGAGAAAATGGAATACAATTCAAATGTTGAAATGTGACACCAATATGGCGAAACCGTCGTTTAACTTGATGGGTATGATCAAACGTGCCAAAGATTTTGTTGGAGAAAATGTCACCAAAGCGGTACAATCCGGATTGCAGAAACGGGGGATGATGAAGACGGCAGAGGAAAAGCAAAGAGACGAACAGCAAGATGCTCTGTTGCAAAAAGCGCGGGCAAATCCGGGAGATGCGGATCTACAACGTCAATCCGCCGAAATTCTAGCGGAACGCAAAAAAACGTGGGACGATTCCAAAGCGTCGGCCAAAGAAAAATGGGCGACGGGCGACGCTTGGACGCCATCGTTTATGAAGGGCAAGGGTGCTTCAGATGGTGGTGCGGGTGAATCGGGTGGTTCCGGATCAGCTGGTGAATCGGGTAAATCTGGTGAATCTGGTTCTGGTTCTAGTTCTGGATCTAGTTCTGGATCTGGTTCTGGATCTGGTTCTGGATCTGCTTCTGGTTTTGGTGCTGGATCTGGTGCTGGTTCTGGTTCTGGATCTGGTGCTGGATCTGGTGCTGGATCTGGTGCTGGATCTGGTGCTGGATCTGGTGCTTCTGGTTCTGGTTCTGGTTCTGGTTCTGGTTCTGGTTCTGATGCTGGATCCGAAAATGGTGCAAAATCGAATCCGTCAACGTCTTGGTTTCCGTTTTCGAAAACGGCCCCGACGAATACAACACCTGCAGAAGACGAGTTACAGACGTTTTATCCAAGAAGCGAAGAACAACCGCCGGTACAAATACAAGAAGAAGCAAAGAATTGGGTCAAACTAAGACGATCAAGTGTGAACCCACTCCACTTGGGTTTGGATCCAAATCGTCAATCTATACAGTTTGACCGAAATATGAAACTCTTTGAGCCACAACCTCAGCCACGTGCTATCGAGATGTAAAGTATATAAAGACGCCTATTGTAAGCTCCTCATAACGACCAACAAACATGGGACAAAAAGGCAAACCGACACATGGCTCGAAGAAAATCATGCCTTTTGTGAGCGTGTGTACGCCCACCTTTAATCGTCGTCCTTTTATCGAAACCATGTTTCAATGTTTCCGCAATCAAACGTATCCCAAACACCGCATGGAATGGATCATTGTCGATGACGGCACAGACAAGATTAACGATCTCGTGGCCAAAGCCAATATTCCCCAAATCAAGTACTTTGCGCTCGACGAAGGCACCAAATTGTCCCTGGGTGCCAAGCGCAATTTCATGCACGAAAAGACGCGCGGATCAATCATCGTGTACATGGACGACGACGACTATTATCCACCGGAGCGCGTCGAACATGCCGTTGAACGCTTGACGTCGCATCCGCATGCCTTGTGCTCTGGGTCGTCGGAGATTTACGTCTATTTCAAACACATTCAGAAGATGATTCAGTGTGGTCCATATGGTCCCCAACATGCTACCGCAGGGACATTTGCCTTTAAACGCGAACTCTTGTCCCAATCCCGGTATGACGACCATGCCGCCTTGGCCGAAGAAAAGGCCTTTTTGAAAAATTACACCATTCCCTTTGTGCAGTTGGATCCCATGAAGTCGATCCTCGTCTTTTCCCATGAACACAACACCTTTGACAAGCGCAAATTGTTGGAGAATCCAGATCCCCGGGTCTTGAAAGAATCGCCCAAGACTGTGGCCGATTTTATTCGCAAACCGTTTGAATCGGCCATACAGGACTTTTTCATGAACCAGATTGATACCCTCTTGGCCAAGTATGAACCGGGAGATCCCAAGATGAAACCCGACGTAATCAAGCAAATGAAGGAAATGGAACAAGAACGAAAACGAACGTCCGACGTGCAAATCATGATGAACGCGCCAGGGGAAGCTCCACGACCCATGAGTATGCAAGAAATTGCTCAACACATTCAACAGCAACAAGACCAAATAAAGCAGATGAACGAAACTATGCAAACATTGCAAGAGCAATTGCAAAGGTACGAAGAACGCGATCAAGAAAAGGATCGCATCATTCTTGAATTACAACAAAGCTCCCGGTGTTGAAAAATGGCCCTCGATACACCGCTAAATACCTGAAACTGAAAGACGGTTTCCCATCAAATACGACGACATTCTTTAAAAAAGTCGTCGTGTCATCATTTTCTGGATGATCCTTTCCTCGACCTGGATCGCGACCGAGACCGCTTGCGTTTCATTGTTTTCTCTGTTTGCGTCTTGCGCTTGCCCACTAAGAGGTCGGGGCTCCTCTTGCGCACATTGGCCATGAGACGTCGAGTAAAGTCGGGCGCATCGGCTTCGATGGGCGAAAAGTGGTCATCGTCAATATGCATCATATTGGGATGGTTGGAGCGCTTGATGATGGAATGGGCCAGTTCCCCGTTGCGGCGACGGATGGTGCCTGGGCTGCGTCTCTCCAACAACGATCCGTGACTTCCAACGAACATTTCCACTGTTTCTACGTCGACACAAAGTTTCCACGGAAGAACTTGGTGGAAGGCACGACAATCATAAAACATCCAAGACATGTCGGTCACATTACTCACATTCCAGCTGTTCAGAGGCTGGTTGAAGGAACGACAATCATAAAACATACATTGCATGTTGGTCACCTTGCTGACATTCCAGCGGTTCAGAGGCTGGTTGAAGGCAATAGAATGATCAAACATCCCAGACATGTTGGTCACGTTGCTCACATTCCATCTGTCTAAAGGCTGGTTGAAGGCAATAGAATAACTAAACATCCGAGACATGTTGGTCACGTTGCTCACATTCCATCTGTCTAAAGGCTGGTTGAAGGCAATAGAATGATCAAACATCCCAGACATGTTGGTCACGTTGCTCACATTCCATCTGTCTAAAGGCTGGTTGAAGGCACTAGAATAACTAAACATCCCAGACATGTTGGTCACGTTGCTCACATTCCATCTGTCTAAAGGCTGGTTGAAGGCATACAACATCTCATTATGCTCATAATGCCAAGAAGCATCAAACATATTAGACATGTCGGTGACGCGGCTGACGTCCCAGTCATTTATGTGTCCATGTTCACTGTGTATGCCAGTGCTCTCATTCATCTGGCGAATGGCAGCTATCAGTTGCCCTCTGTTTGCCGGCGTAAAGCGTTCCATTCTGTTACACAATGCTGATAATAAAAACCATAATGCAGCCAAAATTCATATAAAGGGTGCGCTATTGGATTCTTCAATGTTTTTGAAATTCATTGAACAATCTGTGGCCGCACGGGTCATTGACGACACGCCCGTCGACGACGACATTCACGTCATCTTGCAGTATTTTGTACACGCCAATCCCGAACGAGATGCCGAACTGAAGTTGGCCCTGCGCTTCATATGCGAACATCCTTTGGTCACGGCAGTGCATTTACTGAACGAACGCATCTACGACGACTTGGAAATCGCGGATCCAAAGATTCGACAGTATTGTCTCGGTACGCGCCTGAAATTCAAAGACGTGTTCAAGTATTTGCGCGAACATCAAGTGCGTGGATACTACGTCATTATCAATTCGGACATTTGTTTTGACGACACATTGGCGAATTTACGCCGCTCGGATCTGCACGTGGCAAAAAAGATGTTGGCCCCCTTGCGGTACGAGGTGTTGGATACCTTTGCCAAGGGAGGGACGACGACCTTGGACACCGATGCCTGTCCCCTCTTCGGTCCCCGCATCGACAGTCAAGACGCCTGGATCTTTCACTCGGATCAAACCATTCCGGAAAAGTTTGAAAAAGTGTTCAACTTTCAATTCGGCAAACCAGGCTGCGACAACAAGATGATTTACTTGCTGCGCATCTTGGGGTACGACGTCATCAACGATCCGGCATTTGTCAAGACGTATCACATTCACGCCAGTCAGGACCGCAATTACACGGCCAAAGATCGTGTGCCTCCGCCGTATGCCTACCTGGGTCCGTACGGGCACGACATGGTAGAGACTGCCGGACACTATCTTCCTCCCTCCCAAGTGCGTCGATTTGACGACGTCGACTATGAAAATTGCAACCGCGTATTACGCGAGTATCTCGAGAGAAAATGCATCGACAAGCACCAACCACCCTTTGTCATTCCGTGCGTTTGTCCGGAGAACAATACTGTGGCCGTCTTGGGGCGTTTACTACAGATGGATGACGGGAAAAATGTGAATTACAGCGATATTTTAGGATACTTGGAAACCACTGCATTTTCCGATGCACAAACCGCCATTGCCTTTTCCAACACGTATTTGCCGGTCTTTGATCATTGCGAATTGTTTGCGGGATGGGAAAGTTATGGTCATCAAGTGCGCGAGATGCAATGGTCCCACGACGTCATGTTGGAATGGTATACTCCCACAAAGACCATGATCTGGGCACAGGCGTTTGAAATTTTCCATTACATTTATCGGCAACCGTGGACACTGGCGTTGCGTGGGAAACGCATCCTCGTGGTGTCGCCCCTGGCGGATCAGATGCGTCGACAAAATCGCCAAAAACTGTACGATGGCGTCGATCTCTTTCCCGATTGCGAGTTCCACTTTGTTCGAGACGTCGATCCAGAGACGATGCCGGAGTACGACGTGGCACTCGTGACCAGCAACGCCGTGTGCCACGCCATTTACGAAAGCGGCCGATCTGCGATTTGTGTTGGATCCGTCTTGCCCATGTACTTTGGTATTCTCCAAAAGGAATGGTTGCGCGATCGACCGGACGTGGTCCGACTGTTTCTAAACAAGGCTTGGACCAATATTTTATAGAGAATTGAATGGAACGATGCGCTACCTTTTCTACCTACCTAAGACGTAGAGTCTATTCGGAGATGTGCTGGGTGGGAGTGGGTCGAACCGTCTCTATCCTAGCGTAAAAAAACATAAAGTCTCGTGTCACCCTATAGAAGATAGATGCCAACCGCCAATGTGTGGCCCCTTTTAGAAGCGCAGTATCGTGATCAACCGCAGATGTTGGTTCAGGCGCATATGGATTCCTACAATGATTTCCTGTCGCAAGGATTGCCCAGCATTTTTCGCCAACACAATCCGGTCGTCCTGTCCACCAATGTGGATGCCAGTGGAACTCCTCTGTCGCAGTGTCAGCTCTTCGTGGGCGGCAAAGAGGGATTGCGCTTTGACTTGGTCCACGTGACGTCCGACACGCATACCGTCATTCCCAATGAAGCGCGTTTGCGAAACCTGACGTATGCCGTGTCCTTGTATGTCGACGTCGACGTTGAAATTACAGAGTGGTTACGCCCCGATCAACCGGAACCCGAGTATGCCCGTTTTCTCGTAGATACCAAGACGGTGAGCGACGCCCGTGGCGAAGACGAAGCGATTGTGATCCGCCGTCAAGTGGCCGCCTTGGAAGACGACGATGTGTTGGAAGACGTCTTTAGAAAACGTGTTCGGGAAGAACTTGTACGCCACACGACGGAAAAGCGCAAGGCTCTCGACGTGGCCTTGGCGTCGATTGAAACTTCAACGGCGTTCGTAGCTGCCACCGTGCAAAAGACTTACCGCACGACGTTGAAACACATTTTGGTGTCCCGCATTCCCTTGATGGTCCAATCCGATCGGTGCACACTCCATCGTTTGACGGCCGAAATGCGGTTTGGGCTTGGGGAGTGTAGGCAAGATGTGGGGGGGTATTTGATCGTCGAAGGAAAAGAAAAATTTGCGCCACTCCAATGGAACGACGGTGTTGTTGCAAACGACGATGCCGTGACGGTCTCTCGGAGCAGCAACCACGGTGGTGTGGACGTTACATTTGGCAATGGGTCGGCGGTGGTCCCCTTGTTTGTCGTGTTTCGCGCTCTCGGCATTGAAAGTGACAAGGAAATCATCGAGTACATTGTCCTCGATCTAGAAACCCACGATGACGTCGTGGACGCCCTGAAGCCATGCGTCTACCATTGCTCCAACATCAATACACGCAAAGAAGCATTCGAAGCCTTTTCGTGTCTCACCTCGTGTCTTCCTGCAGCGGGGTTGACACCATATGCCTTGGGCTACAAGGTCTTTGAATTGTTCCAGCAGCGGCCATTTCCTTTCCCGGCTCGACGGTTGGAAGCCATCGGCGCCCAATTGCATCGCGCGTTCCAACAAGAGTGGTCCGATCATGTACAACATGGCATCAAGGAGAAATTTGAACAACACATTTTCCAAAATCATGATTACAAAACCAACCTCTATGCCCTCATCCAGGATCATGCCCACGAAATCTTTCGCGCCCCTCTTTTGTTGTTGGACCATTGCCGTCAATTGCCGACTCTGTGCCGGACCTCCTTCGTGTCCTTTATTCAAGATTTACGAACCCTTGGCCTCCAACACGACGACTCCTCCGGGAAGGAACCCGAGGAACAACAGGAGGAAAGACAAGAGAAAAACAATGCGACGCTTTATGGCTACGTAGATCCCTTTGATCACTCCTTGGCCATGAGTGCCATCGTATCGCGCGCCTGTTCCAAGACCGAGTTGTTGGACTGGATCAAAGAACACTGGTCCATGGAATCCTTGGACCACTTTCGCCCTCGTTATTTGGCCGACATGACCAAAGTGCGCATCAACGGTTCCTGGGTAGGTGTCCTCGAAGCAGATCCTCGGCGATGCATCGAGCGATTTCGTATCTGGCGCCACAATGGTCTTCTGCCCCCGTCCATCAGTTGCACCTTTTTCCCAGAACCGAATCGCATCGACTTGTGGTGCGATGCTGGACGTTTGATGCGACCGCTACTGCACCGCAGCAGCAGTAGCACCTCCTCGATCACCTCCTCCTCGTGGAACCAGGCGTTGACGGGAACCCATGCGAAACGCACCGACGTGGTCTGGGATCCCCTGCGCATTTACAAGTCGCTCAACGAGTTGTACGACACGACGGAAACCAATCCCAACAAATTGGCGCGATTTGACAAGGAACGAGGGGTGCTGGAGCTGTTGGACGAGTATGAATCGTCCATGGCATGGATTGCTGCTGCAGGCGACGGAACACACGCCGAATTGCATGATGCCCTCAGTCTAGGCTATGCCAGTCAACACGTTGCGTACATTGAACACCAATCGGCACACGAAATAGGTCGACGTTTGCAGAGTATGAAACGCATCGTGTCCATGTATTCGACGCATCCCTCGATGCGCGTGGATCCCGAATCCGCATTGCTTGTGTCGGGCCAAACTCCCGCAGTGCAGTCGAGATTGTTGGAACTCTTGCCTACCTCTGCAACCACTCTGGGTCACAATGTGGTCATTGCCATATCCGGAGGAGGAGGAGGAGCGTACTTGAACCAAGGATCTGTGCAACGTGGTCTCTTTGCCCACGTCAAGGTGCAACACGGTCACGACGACGTGGAAGCGGGGTCTTCGGTCATTTGCACGACGACGGAAGACGGCGCCCCCCTTCTTTGGTCCCACAATACACAGTGGGTGTCTGCCGACACGGGATCCGTCATTTCCACCCGTGGCTCGTCTCCCGTATCGATGCGGGTCCTGGCGGAAGCCGACATGCCCTTTTTGAAAGACGGGTCACGACCCGACGTGTTGATTTCGGAACACAACGTCGCCTTGTTGTATGAACTCTTTGTGGGCAAATTCGCCACCGTCATGGGCGCCAAGGGCCAATCGACCCCGTTTGACAATGACGTGTATGCATCGTTGGGAGGTATGGGCCGTCTCTTGACCGCCATGGGATTTCACAGCAGTGGCAATGCGATCCTCTATGACGGCCAGACGGGGAAACAAATCGAGACGGAAGTTTACGTGGGAATCGGCCATGCCATGAAACAAGATGCTTCCCCCTTGCAAATCCGTCGCCGCGGATTACGCCATGGCTTGACGCGTCAAGCGACGGAAGATGGCGCCTTGTTGGAAGACGTTGATGTCCTCGCGCTGTTGAGCCACGGACTCTGTGCGACAACGCAAGACGCCTTGTTGGATCGCGGGGATGGATACGACATGGCGATTTGCAATGTCACGGGCACGCCGGCCATTCATGGACGCAACGTGTGGTTTAGTCCCGCCGTGGACGGTCCCGTGACGTTTTTAGAGGATCAACGTGTCGATTTCGTATCCTCGGATGCAGGGCGAAGGCCGTTTAGCACGGTTCGCGTTCCGTATGCCTACAAGCTCCTGGCGCAAGAGTTGCAGACGATGGGCATGCAAATGCGCACCATTACCGACGATCAAGTCGACCAATCGATGTGGCTCCAACAGGATCGCCAGTCAGTTGTTCCGCAAACCAAAGTGGAACGACATGCCAACAAGAAAAAGACGACGGATCACGTGGTGGATTATCACAATGTCATGCACTTGTTGGACTCGAAGGAAACCTTGGGGGGAGCAAAGAAACCAAAAAAAGAGGAACAACCAGAAACAGAAGCCGCCGATGATACTGTTGTCCTAGAAGACGTGATTGAACTCAACAGTGACGAGCCAACGCTGGGCGAACAACAACAACAGGATCCGGTTGTTGGAGATCGCGTGTGTTTGCAAGGAGTCACCGACGGCCATGTGGCGCGACCTTGGCAAATTGTGCGCATCGGTGACGCCTTCATTACTTTGCGTGCACTCGATACCATCAACTTGCCCGTCAAAGACCAAATCCGGGTCGTACCCAAGACGGAGATTATTCCAGAGACCCACGTACTACAGCAGTGGCAACAACAACAGCAACAACAACAACAGCAGCAATGGCTTTCCCCTCCTCCTTTGTTCCAACAACAACAACCGCCGCAAGGTTTGGTGTTGAACATTGCCCCCAAATTCGTCAATGGCCCGGATCAATCGCAAGAAGTCGTCGGTCCTCCTCCTCCACAACAACAACCCATGTTGGACATGAATGCTACTGTTACAACGACGCCAGCGTTTCCCACGCCAGCGTTTATGCCACGACCAATACATCATTCTCCGGCGCCCGACAAAGATGCACCGATTGATTTTTCCAAAGGTCTCGTCATTGTGAAGAAACAATCTTAGCTATACACGGCTTTGACCATGCGTCCTTCTCGAACTGCAAACGATTTTTCCAAGTCAAACGTCACAAATGACCGTACTAGAAAACGATCCGTGCCGTCAAATCGCGGGATATAATGCGATCGTCCATGCACGGCCCGGCGATTGTCAATCCACAGGACATCGCCCGGTTGTAATACAATGGCAGTACGATGTTTCACATACAAGTCGACGAGCTTTAAGCGAAGGTCTTCGGCATCCGGTGTAATTCCCCGCATCAAGTCTTGATCAAACACCCATCCCACGTCGTCGTCGTTGTCGGGTAACGGATGCACCACGGGCAACGGACCGCGCACATCACCTTCCAGAAAACTCTGCCCGTGAAGTTTGAAAGACAAGTCGACGCCCAAGGTCCAAAGTGGGTCCAACAACAATCGACGTTCCGCTGCGGTCAAGTGTTTCAGAGCTTGTTGCACGTGAAACACGTACGTCTGGGCAACGGGGTCGCCGCGTAAACAGGCCAGACTCACGAGATCGGGGCGCCATTTGGAAAAGGCTTGTTCGACGTGCAGTTCCAATTCCACAGCCGATCCCAGACTCGTTTGGGTATGAGCTAAATCCGGGTTGGGTACCATGTCTTGAAACAAGCGCCCTTCAGCTTCGGCCTCGTAGCCAATCATTTCTCCAAGAAATTGGTTCAGCGTGGCCTGGAGACTGGCCAAAGATGTCGTGGCTCCAACATGCATTCGATTGTTCAAGGGTGTCGGCGGCACGTGCGAAATTGCCTGGGGAAACGAGAGCAACAGGTGACCCGTCGAGGAACCACGCTTCCGGAATTCCGACAAGGTGAATTTGATCGTTTGCGTCAGCAAGGATTTGGCACGACGTGTGGCGACGGAAATCATTATATTTTATAATATCGCGGTAGAGTAAAATGGCATCTTTACCGATTGGACAGGCAGCCTCTATCCAGTGGGGCAATTGTACGTGCAACATTGGATGTGATACGACGACGACGGCCACGCAGCGTAAAATCAACGTCTTGAAAAAGCCAACGTCCAACAATCTGGGGCAAAGTAAAGCCATGCGTTATGCCCAGTTTTCCAACACAACACCTGGACTCCAAACGGTGAACAACAAGAAACAAGTCTTTGTGTCACGCGCACCCGCTTGCGTGTTACCTGGCCGATCCGTGGTCACACAGTGCCAGCCTACAGTAGGCGATTGGACGGCGGCGACCAAGACGAAATTCAATTGGCTGACGGGATGTCCGAATGGAGGTCTGGCCTGCAACGGACAGAATCAAACCACGCTCGACAATCGAGCATTTTCCTATCCTTATCCGCATCGCATGCGGATTCGACTCAATCTTTAACACCGCCACTTTTCGTCTCTTATATAAGAGACGAATGTTGTTTTTGGATCCCCATACCCCTCTGTACTGCCAGCGACGCGTTTACAAGTCCATGTGTTCCATGATCTGTCT